TCAGGACCAGCCATGGGACACATTCACTCGCTCCATTGCGCCGAGCGCCAGCTTCCAACGCTCGACTCGGCGCGTATAGACCTCGCTTGTCTTCGCTTCGGAGTGACCGAGGATCGCCATGATTTCGTATTGGCTGCATCCCAGACCGGCCAGGATCTCCGCGAGTCCCTTTCGAACGCCATGGGCGGACAGATGCCCGAGCCCAGCGTCTTTGCACCAACGCTTGAACATAGCTGACGCGCTGTCGCCGCTTGAAAATGGCTGGCCGCCTCGGCCGAGCACATAGGGGGCGCCGAGCACCTTGGGCGCACGGGTAGCTTCTTTCAGGGGAGGGAGTAGGGGAAGGCTGACTTCCGACGAGCCTTTCTTCAGCGGCGTCCAGCGCAGCGCCTCGATGCCGTCAAGAACGACCTCGTCCTTCCTTCCCAGGACCGTCAGATCCTCGATCCGGCATCCAGTCCACAGCAGGACCGACATCGCGACGTGCGCCTTGCTGCCGGCTTTGTGCGTCTCGAAGAACTTCCTGACGTCGGCAGCTTTCCACGGCGTCGCGCCATCCCCCTTCGCATAGACGGACTTGATGCCCTTCGCTGTATTTTCCTTCACAAATTTGCGCTCAACTGCCCAGTCGTACATGACGCTGACCGCCTCGATGAACGCGTCGGCCTGGGCGGGCGTGGCCCCCATCGCGTCCTGCATCCCGATCAGCTTTTCGCGCGGGATCTCCATCACTCTGTCCGGATCGGCGAGTAGCCGTGTCAGCAGGTTGCGCTTTTTCTTCAGCGTCTTTGCGCTGGTCGTTCCTGCTTTGACGCGTTCGCCGAGATAGTCGAAGTAGAGATTGACGAGCCATCCGATCGAGCGCGGCACGGCATATTCATGCGCCTTCTTTACGGGCTCCGGCTGCTGCCCGGAGCGAGCTGCCAAGTACTGCGCTTGGAATTCTTCGTGCTCTGGGCCGCAGAAAATGAGGATACGCCGCTTCGTGTCGCCCTTTGGACGGACACGATAGCGGAAGTTCCCCGACGGCAGTTTCTCCCGCAGCAGGCCAGGATAATCGATCTTCATTGGACGCCTTACCATTCCTTCAGGCGCCCATCTGGTTTCGCAGGGGCGCCGTCAGCAACGCCCCCGAAGTGGATTTCGATCTTTCCACCGCTTATGCACAGCCTATCCACAGGCAGGCCGGCATCTTTCGCGGCCTGAAGCGCGAGCCTCAGTGTCCGCTCGCTGGCCCGCACGCGCGAGCCGGTGCCGGGCTTCTGGGACACGTCAGCCGTCCTCCCCGTTCTGGTGGGGCTGGAAGGTCTCGCCCATCGCCGCGGCCTCCTGCGGCAGTGTATGCCCGTTGGAAGGCGTTCCGGTCATATGCTGAACCGCGCGATCGTGTCCGATGATCAGTGAGCGCATGAACGCGCTCAGCAGTTTGCCGTTGCCCTGAATCGTCTCGAACATGTAGCCATGCGCGATGACGAACTCGACCTTGCGGCGGACATCGTCGTTCGATCGGCATGAGTGGTAGACGAACGCCTGCTCGGCCATCACGTGCGCGTCGTACTCTGGGCCATTCAGCGGCAGACATTCAGTTTCGTCCTCGGCAGCATCCCATACCGCCAACGTGGCGAGGTAGTGGGCGATCTTCTCCTCAAGTTTGAACGTCATCATAAATTACGCTCCTGCCGCACGGCACCCCGGCCGCTGGCCTTTGTGGTGGAGGGTTCGGCGTCGCCGTGGGTCTGATCGTATTCGAACAGTTCGAGCAGCCCGCTTATCGGCTCAAGGCGGCGCCGCGCGGAGGCGAGCAGCCATGACAAATCGTTTAGCTGCTGTTCGCGGGCTTCGCCTTCCGACAGGACCTGGCCAACGATACGCATTGTGACGACAGCGTCGTAGACGGCATCGATTTGATCGGAGGTAACGAGGGGTCGGGTCATCGTGCGTCCTCCCCAAGGATGGAGCAAAGAAACTGTGTAAGGACTCGCTCGTTGGCCCACGTGCGTTTCTGCAGGCTGTCCATGACATTCTCGTCAGAAAAGCAGAGACGGGCTTTCGCACGCACGTCCTCAAGCGAGCGGCAAGGTGCGATCATCACAGCGTTGTCGGCAGCCTCCTTCGCGGCAAACAACGCCTTGGTCCGAGGTGTCTCGTCCGACAATTCATGCGGACGCCAAGCGGCTTCGGCCGCGTGGTAGGCGGCAATCGCCACCTCGACCGCCGATGGCTCGACAGCGTCGCTCCGGTCAAGGCTGGCGACAATGCCATCGGCCAGATCGCGAGCGACCCACAGAAGGCTGTCAATAATCTGAGCCTTGGCCTCCCCGTGTTCAAACTGATAGTCACAGATGACGTCGATCATGTCCTTTAGATTGCGAACGGACGGGCCAGGGTCGTCGATGTGGTACCGGGTCATGCCTGCTTCTCCAACTTCTCAACAGCCTCGCATGCGTCACTGGCCAGCATGGCGCCGAGTTCCAAAACATGCTTGATGTCGGTCGTGATGCTCTCCCGGACGGGATCGCTCCAGCTTTCCACGTCGGAAAGCGCGGCTGCGCAGACGGTGAAGAGAGCCGACAGATTCGAGACGGCGTAGCTCGGGCTCTGCCGATGACTGTTTCCGGGAAGCGCCCTCATGCCCGCACCTCACGCGCCAGCTCGATCAACTCGATCAGGTCTTTCACGTTGTCGCCGACGACTGCGATGAGGCTGCACAGCGCAGAACGTTGATCCTTGTTCAACACGCTGGCGGTTGCCATTTCCGCTGAAAGGACGAGGTTGCTGACCTCGAAAGCCTTGTCGCTCATTTCGAGCAGGCGGTCGCTCATTGTCGCGGGTGGCATAGGGGATGTGGACGGCATGGCTTCGCCAGCGGCCGGAACGGTGGTGTTCGGCATGGTAGTCTCCAAGTGGTGATGATGAAGCCGGATAAGGCGGGCCGGCAGTCCCGCTATGCTGTTACGCGGTGCCGGTCTTCTGCATCTTGAAGCGGCCATCGATTGCTGGGTGCGTACAGGTCGTCTCGGTCGCCTGCTGGCACTCGCCGGCAAAACGGGTGAAGAGCTTGGTCACGTCGAGGATGAGGTAGACGGCGAAGCTGCTGCCCTGCGCGTTCTCGTGGCTGTTCTTCACCATAGCGAACGGGCGGATGCGGTAAGGCAGTGTATTCATCGCCTGATTGACGATGCGCTCCGGCAATCCGTACTTCCGGTTCATGCGCTGCCGGATTTCCGATATCGTCTCAGTGTTCTGCGGCTTGGCCTTAAGCGGCGCCGTCTCTTCAATCGCTTCAATCCGGGCCACAGTCGCCTTAAGCTCCCGCTGCGTCTCCGCGGCCTGGCGCTCGATGTTGAGCATCAGTTCGGCGTTCTGCAGAAACATCTCCGCAGGAGACATGGGACGGGCAGGCGCGGTCGCTTTCTCCTCGAACGCAAGGAAGTATTTGCGGATCTCGCGGCCCTTGGCGCTCCGATCCACCATGCCGATCTCTTTGCCCATGCCGATCGTCAGGTGATACTCATCCTTGGCGCCTCTATTCCCGCTCCCCGAAATTGGGGACTGGGAAACGACAATGAAATCGACACCCTCGACGAATCCGTACCGTTTGATCCGGTCCTTGATCCAAGTCGAGTAGTCCTTGCCAACCTTGAGGAATGCGTGGACCTCGCGACCGTCAACGGTCTGGACGAGCTGACTGCCGATTGTGCGGGGCTCTATGGCCGGAAACTTCTGATGAATATTCATGGTCGCTCCATCGTGTTGATGGGCGAAATTAAACCTAGCTTAACTTTTCTGTCAACGGGCACCGCTGAAAAAAATCAACTCAGCTTTATTTCTCTCGAAGAACTCTGCGATACTCTCGCACGCACGCGGTTATGGTGCCGGTATCGCCGACGACAATCCGGGTGGTTGGAAAGTCTGCATTCAGGGGGACAAGATCTATCACTGGCCGATTTTCATCATCGACTGAGACCAGCCGATACTTTCTTAGGAGCCCCATGCCTTGAGGGAACCCCTGCGCAATGACAAAGTCACCCGGGCGAGCTTCGAACCCCGCGTCGGCTATCACCAGATCGCCAGGGAGGAAATCAGGAGCCATGCTCTTGTCCTTGACCCGCATCGCGAAGACATTGCCGGCTGGCTCCCAAGTAATAGGCACCATCTCGGTTTTGGCACTAGTAAAGTCGGTGAAATCGCCCTCCATGTCACCGAGCGCAATGTCTTGCACGCCCGCTCCATAGAAAAGAGATGGATAGGCGTCGATGATTGGTGCGTATGTGGCTGGCTTCGCGAACATGGGGATATGCTTAAGTGCTTCCACCCCATCGAACTCAGTGCCAAGCAGCCCTGACAGTCGCATCAGATTTAACTGGCTTGGCAGCGTCTTGTCGCGTTCCCATTGGCTAACTGCCTGAACGGTTACCCCTAACTCCTCCGCCACCATATGCTGCCGTATCTGCCTGGCTTTGCGAGCTGCAGCGATCTGTTTGCCAAGAGACATACTCAACTCCATTGAATGAGCGGCACAATAAAGTGTCGGTTGATAAATTCAATGAAGTCCCTACTTGATAAAAAATAAAGGAAGCTTTAATTTCGAATGGTGTTCAATCGGAAATCGGAAAATGAGCCCATTAGAAATGGCAATTCAATCGGTCGGGTCGTCGAAAGAGCTCGCCCGCCGAGTTGGCGTTACGCCTCAAGCCGTGAGCCAGTGGAAAGCTGTGCCTTACAATCGAGTCCTTGCAGTCGAACGCGCGTCCGGCGTTCACCGGTCTACGCTACGGCCCGACATCTACCCCATTGAGGTTCCCGTTCAGGCTCCATACAGCGAGCAGATCGCCCCATGACCCCCCGCGCTGTTCATCCTCTTAACTGGAAAGATCGGTACCGGGACGCGATCTATGCGTCCGCTGAACTACGTCCCCATAAGGCGCAGCGCAGTCTCTTGGAGTTTCTCGTCCATAAGACTCACTCCAAGCTGCTCATGTGCTGGGTTAGCCAGACGGAAATGGCAGATGTTAGTGGATGCAACGAGCGGAATGTCAAGCGCTTGCTGGTCGCCCTTCAATCACATGGTTGCTTGATGCCGGTGCGGTTCTCGGAACTGCCGCCGAAGGACAGGAAGGCCATCACAGGTATCCGGCAGCAGCACCTCAGCAACAATGCGAATGTCTACTTCTTGTGCCTGGGCTGGGCAGACGAGGTTCTGAGCGCGCCGCCAGCCCCGCAATTGCGTCGAGGCCAGATCCACATTTCCGAAACCGATCGGAAGCGAGGCACGCAGAAAGCCAACGAGCGTCGCCGTCGTTATCCGCCTGCAACCATCCTTCCCGAGCTTCGCGGCGAAGCAAACCCCGACCACGAGGACTGGCTTTTCCTGAACGCTGTCGACGGGAAAGGGGGGCGCTCAGAGACACCCTTTAAACCGTTGAAAGGGGGGCGCTCAGCAACAGATATATCCATTGATAGAATAGAGGCGGCCAGCGCCGCGCACGTCTCATACCCGGGCACCGTCGCTTCGGCCCCAGCATCTTCCCAAGCAGAACATCTCACCACTTCGATTTCATCACTGCCGTCGGAACGCAGCGCCCCGTATCCGCATGGTTACGGCGTCGGCACAGCCGTCGCATCGGGTTCCAAGGCCCCCGGCCTTGGTCCTGCCGAAGGCACCCGCCCGGAGGGCACTGAGTTCGGGGCTGCGCGCGCGCACGAGAGGAGAAAATCATGACCGCATGCCAGATGATCCCGTTTCCGCTTGCGTCCCGCGTCGGGAAGGTGCGGCGTTGCGCAGAAGTTCTGCAGAAAACTGCCAGCCGAGAGAGCCGCGAGGCCTACTGGAAACGAACGTGCCGTCAGCTTCGGGAAAAGCTCGAGGATGCTGGCATCGCTGACGCCGCGATCAATGACCAGATCCGCCGCTTCCGCCAGGCAGTGCAACAGGAGTTCATCCGTCGAGACTACGCCGTGATGCACGCTGGCCAGCAGCCGGACGGTGCAGCATGAGCCTCAACCGAGACACAAAATCATATCGAAAGCTTGTGAAAAAAATTGCAGGCGACTTCCGATATCGGCCGATGCGACGCGTCAATAACGTTGGACCATGGCGTGAAATGTCAATCGAAGCGATTGTCGCCGAGAAGTATGCGGATCTTCCCAGTTACGCGATCGAAGACGCACTGGTTTTTCTGGTCAAGCGCTGTCGGGACATGGCTGACTCATTCGACAGGATGGTGCGCGAGGAGCGTGAACTTGCTGATCGTATGGAAGAAGCGCTTCAAGCGCACCGTCGCCCACGCCTTAGACTTGTCGGGGGTGCATCATGACCTACGAGAACCTGAACTACCGCAGATCGCCGCGAATGCGGTCCACGGGCCCAAAGGCCAAAGTTGATCGCGAGTTCTCCTCCGGTGCATGGACAGGTCGAATTGACGAGGCTGCCGTTCGACACCGTTTCGAGGAGGAGGGGCGAGCCAACACGGCCCCGCCTCCGCCGCCAAAGGCACCCGCGCGACCCGCTGCTGAGCATTGGAGTGCCGTCCTGGGTATCCCGCATGCTTCGACCAGAGATCAGATCAACGCTGCATATCGCAGGCTCGCACGCACGGCGCACTCCGATGCCGGCGGCTCCGATCGCGCAATGACAAGACTGAATGTCGCCAGAGACCAAGCCATGAAGGAACGGAAACTATGACCCCTGCAGCTCGCGACGAACGCCGATGCCTTCTGATCGTCAGTCAGGTCATGTCTAGCGCCGAAATCAATCAGATGCCCGCGTCGTGGGCGCTGGCGCTGGTCGAGTCTCTGATCATTGCAACGTCGCCAAACCCGCGATCCCGCCGCCCTGAAACAGAAGGAGCCTCGGCATGATCATTCTCGACATCATTGCACTTCGCGTCCGCGCATGGATTCGCAGGAGGTCGCGCCAATGAGCTATGCACTCCCTAAGACCTTCGCGCCGCTGCGCGAGTACCTGCGCAGGCTTGGTGCCGATGTGAACCACCTCGCCAGCGCACGGCAGGCGGCGTTTATGGCTCAGCAGCTGCTCGGTACGCGCATCAAGTTTCCACCCCAGGGCGCTGACATGACGTCGACGCTGTTCCTGATCCAGGCGGAGTTGCAAGGCGGCCGGACTTCAGCGCCTGCCGCCCCGCCACCGCCTGCAAAACATAGGCGCAAGGGTGGCCGGTCTTTGGCCCGACAGGCTGACCATGTGGCCAAGTTCACGCCCAGTGTCTTTGCCGCCGGCGTGCACATCTTCTGCGACGGCGCGGCGATCCCCAACCCGGGCGCCGGAGGCTGGGGCGTCGTTGTCTATGAGGATGGCGTCGAGACCGCCCATGCACTCGGCGGTGAGCCCGTGACGACCAACAACCAGATGGAACTGACGGGTCTCCTCAATGCGATCGAGGAGGCTTGGAGACTGGTCACCGAGTACGGCTCGGTCACCATCTGGTGCGACAGCGAATACTGCGTGAAAGGCGTCAACGAATGGATGCCGACTTGGAAGGCGAGGGGCTGGAGCAAACGCAAGATCAACAGCTCGAAGCGCGAGGAGGGCGAGATCAAGAACCTTGCGCTCTGGCAGGCGATCGACGCGGCTCTCGCGGAGGTCCCAAAATTCGGGGAGATGCGGATCAAGTGGGTGAAGGGCCACATCGGAGTTGCCGGAAACGAGCGGGCCGACGAGCTGGCAGAGCAGGGGCGCCAACGCATGCAAGATATGCACGAGTTGCCGAGCGATGACCTGGACCGGCAATATCGCGACATCATGGGGGCGGCGTGAAGCGACACAGCGTCGACATCTACAAAGTAGCTCGGGAATGCGGCGTGCGTCTGATGGATGCCCGCCTGCATAGCCCGACCAGCCGTCGGCCGCGTGAGTGCTTCTGCAAACCGACGGTGCGCGAGATCGGCGCTCGGCACGGTGAGGAACATCTTCGTCTAGTTCTGCAGCTCATGACCGGCACGCCGGGGAACTCGCGCGAGCTCTATGCCGACATGCTCAAGGCCGTGTCGCGGCTCATGGCCAGAAATCCCGACCTGCCAAAGCGGCGGACGCTGGTCGCCGACTTCGATTCAATCAATCTCGGCAGCCTCCGCCGGAAGGCAATGGCGATGCAGTGCGGTGTCCCGGCAAGCGACGTGCTGCTGGTCTTGATATCAGTGAAATTCTACGCGCCTCTACAGGGCGACCTCTTGGACATGATCGGAGACGCAGCATGAAGTTCACAGACTGGACGGCGAAAGGCGTGGAAGAACGCATTCTCGAGATGGCCGAGGCGCTGCGCCTGTCGCCCGGCGTCAAAGGCCCGCGAGAGTTCGGCAACGCGATGCCGTCGCCCGTGAGGCCCGCAGACGAGGGCTATGGATACTCGCCCGCCTACTACCGCAAAAACGCGTCAGCGGGCGCCCTGAGCCGAATGAGCGAAGCCTGGGATTGGATCAATGCCCTGCCGGAGATGACGGACCGGAAGCTGATGTACGCCTGGAGCTTCGTGAAAGTCCGCAAGGGGATGAAAATCGCCGCCTTCGCAGCAGAAAACGACATGAACGACCGAATGTTGCGGCGGTCGATCACCAAGCTTTGTCAACATATTGCGAACGACCTCAACCGAAAGGCTGCAATTCGGTTGACAGTGACCGATTTACAGGTGTCCGAAAATCAGCGAGATATCGCGTCATCAACGGTAACATCCGAAAGTCGCGTCAATCACTGGCGAGATAAGGATGCGAAGCCGCAAATCGACCCTGCCCAGCGTTCGCGCAGAGTACTCGATCACCGGGAAAGCCGGGAGCGGCAGTAATCAATCTCAGAGCCGTCAGCCAGCCGCTCTCACAGTCCGGTATTGCGCTACTGACAGTGTCTCGGTCAAAGAGTCTTGGAGCGTCGAGGTATCATGCTTCGCCTTAATGCAGTGGGCTTTATCGTCTATGAAGTTGTACATGACCAATGTCCGAGAAGAACGAATGGGTGGCCACTTCATCAAGTACCACCTCGACGACCTGCCGCCTTCGGCCGTGCTCCACCGTTTTACTGCGCCGGACCATGGTGACCCGCACGATCACCCTTTTGACGCCGACAGCCTGATTATTGCAGGCGGATATGTGGAAGAAGTCTACGAGCTTGATGGCGGTATGACTATCTACCATCGAGAGCCCGGTGAATACGTGCACAATGCAGCCGGCAAGATCCATCGTATAGTCGATCTACCCGAGGGCGAATGTCTCACATTGTTCACCTCTGGGCCGCACGTGCAGAAGTCTGGCTTCTATCAATTCCGCGAGGACGGCGCATGGCAACGCCGCTGGGATGAGGAAGAGTGGAACAGGGTGTGATCGCTCGCAATTCGCGCTGTTGATATCGCATACCTGCAGAGAAGCCAGGCCCGAGGCCCGTGCTTACCCACGATCAGCAGCAAAAAATAGGCCCCTTGATCGCCATACGCCATCCAGCTTTCTAGCGACCTCAGTTGCCTCGAATTCCAGAAAATCCTGGTGTAGATCCTGGGCTAACTTATCTCGGTCTACGGCGACAGGGAATTCTAGCTCTGCTCGATCCGCTCGAGCGTTGATTGCAGCCATCAGTTCATGTGTCATGAGTATCTCTCACGTTGTGCCGATGACCGCCTGACAATGGCGCTCGGGTTAAGACGTTCGCACTCCGTTGGGAAACAAGCAAAGTAAATCGCACGGCGTTCAGAAAAGGAGCTGCGCTTCACGGTCCAGTGTTGATGTTGATTTTCTGCAAGACAACGTTGGTTAGTCCGCAGTGCTCGCTAGGTAGAACGCTCGGCACGAAATGTGCGCACTGGCGCTCGTCAACGGGGAGACGGCACATACCGGACTGCCGCCTGAGTTGCTGTTCGTTCTACGATGGACGTGGGGAGATGCCGAACGCTAGGCCTCGCTTCCGCCACGCCGTGTTAAGCTTGTCAACGATGTCGATGACGGGTGTGTCCGGAAATTCGTCATGGAGCGCTTGAGCTAGCTTCATCCTGTCTATCATCTTTGCAGGAGACTTGGCTGCTCGATCGGCTTGATCGTTCACTTCGGCCATTAGGTCGCGGGTCATGTGGGGTTCCATACTCAGCCGATGACCATCTAACTCGATGCCCGGCAAAAGACGTTGTCCGATTAGCATTACGAACACAAGAGGCTCATCATGATGCACCAAAGGGCCTCATCGCGAGAGCGCGGCTACACCACGAAGTGGGAGAAGGCTCGCGCTGTCTTCCTCGCCCAGCCAGGCAACCAGTTCTGCCGGCGCTGTCAGGTTCATGGACTGCTGAACACCGGCAACCTTAGGCCCGATGGATCGTTGCAGACGAACCCGAGGCGCATGCACCTCGTCGTCGACCACATCGTCCCGCACAAGAGTGATCAGAAGCTGTTCTGGGATCGCGGCAACTGGCAGCCTCTATGCCCTGACCACCACGACATCACCAAGCAGCAGGAAGAGCACGGCAAGGTGCGTAGCGGTACCGGCCTTGATGGACGGCCGCTTGATCCCGCTCACCCATGGAACCGGAGATAGAGATGCAGATCAGCGTGATCGAAGGCGCAACGCGCATCATCGGCGAGAGCCAAGGTTATCTTGGCCTGCCCTTACGAGACGAGGTGATCAACTGCACGGTGGGAGGAGAAGGCACGCCAGCAATGGTGTCCGCTTGGCTGCCGACGCCAGAGGAGCTCGCTCGACTGAATGCCGGTGCCGCCGTCGAGCTCCGCATTCACGGCACACAGCACCCGCCTGTGATGATCGAGGTAGGAGAGGCAAAGTTGCCGGACATCCTGTACTTCGCTCAGCGGCTCGGTGGACCACTGCCTCCGCAGAGGTAGGGGGGTGTCAAAGTTGGGGGAGCCCTGGGGCCCGAACCGGCTGGGGCAGTCGTTCGCACTGAGAGCAAAACCAGAACAAAAAGTTGGAGCCATCCCGAAGGGATGAGGTGTCATGAACGTTGTCAGCATCGACGGCACCGGCGAGATCGTCGCCGAACCAGATTGGGAAAGCCTGTTTAGCGACGTGCTCGAAATCGGGCAGGCTCAAGAGCACTGGCGTCGGATCACGACGGAGCTGAAAGAGCGGGCGCTGATGTCGTCCGGCAATGCTCACGCGCTGCAGCGGCTCGTCGTTGCCTATGTCCTCTACGATCGCTCGCTCCGTGAGGTCGCAGAGAACGGCGCGGTGACCAGGCCGAAGCGCGGCAACCCGAAAGCAATTGCCAGGACGAGCCCGCACTTCGTTGCGATGCGCGAGATGGCATCGGACGCTGCGGTGCTCGAGGCGGAGTTCGGTCTGTCGCCGCGCCGCCGCTCTGGGGCCACCAAGGCTGAGAAGAAAACGAAGGTATCGCGACCGTCCGATGAGTTCACCAGAGCAAAGGGCGCATGATCCAGTCACCGCGTGGGCGCAAGACGCGCTCGCCGGCAAGTTCGTCGTGGGAGAGCTCGTCGCGGCCGCAGCAGAGCGTCACCTTCGGGATCTGAAGGACGGCAGCTCGCGTGGCCTCTACTGGTCGGTGGACGCTGCGACCCGGCCGCTCCGGTTCCTGCCGGCGATGCTGTCGATCACGGAAGGTGCCAAGGTCGGCGAGCCGTTCCATCCGCTGCCGTGGCATGTGTTCTGCACTGGCTCGCTGTTCGGATGGCGCAAGGACTCGGGCCGGATGCGGTTTCGGTCCGGATGGCTCGAGACCGGCAAAGGACAAGCGAAGTCGCCGTTGATGGCGGCGATCGGCATTTACATGGCCGGCTTCTATGGCATCCCGCGCGCCAAGGTCTTTGCGATCGGGCAGGACAAGAACACGGCCAACGTGCTTTTCAAGGACGCTGTCGCAATGTGCCGCGGCACGACGCCGGGCCACGAGGACGGCGATAACATGGTATCGCGCGGCGATGCCGTTATCCGTGGCGAAGGCGACAACGCGTGGAAGATCGAGTTCCCCGGCGACGGCGATAACGTCTCGATCTTCCAGGCGCTGGCGAACGGGGAAGCGGTGTCGGGCCCAAAGCCTACACTCGTTGCCGCCGACGAGATCCACGAGTTCAAGACGAACACGTCGATCGAGCTCTGGAAGGAAGCCATCGCCAAGATGCCGGGCGATGCACTGATGCTGCTGGGCACGAACACACCGGCGGCCACACAGATCGTCGGCACCGACTATTCGGACTACTACCAGAAAGTCGCAAAGGGTGAGTTTCACGACGACGAGGCGTTCTCGTTCGTTGCGCGCGTTGACGTCGCCGATCGACAGACGGTCTTTGATCGGCCGGAGGTCTGGGCCAAGGCGCTGCCGGCACTTGGCGTGACCTTCCCACTGGAAAACATTCAGGGTCGCGTCAACACGGCCAAGCAACTGCTCTCGACTGCTTTCTCGGTCAAGCGCTTGTATTTTGGCATCCCGATCGGCTCGACCGAGTTCTGGATTGCCGAAGACGCATGGACCGCAGTGCAGGGCGTGGTTGACGAACAGAAATTGAAGGGCTGTCGCTGCTGGCTGTCGCTCGACCTTTCGATGAAGAACGACCTCACGGCGCTGACCGTCGTCTGGATCGATGCCAAGGGCCACCTCTGGGCGAAGACCTATTACTGGACGACGAGTGACGGGCTGAAAGAGCGCGGGCTCGCCGACCATGCACCTTATGAGCATTGGGCGGCAGACCCGAATATCGCGTTGATGGCAGTGCCCGGCGCCGTCATCGACAAGTCGTTCGTTGCCGAAGAGGTGAAGCGGATCTGCGCCGAGCACAAGGTCGAGTTCATGGCCTTTGACGCGGCCGGCATGGCTGACTTTCTCGCGGCCTGCTCGGACATAGGCTTTCCGGTCTGGCGTTACAAAGGCCCGAAAGAGCCACAAGGCGTTGGCCTGAAGCTCGTGAGCCATGCGCAGGGCAAGCGGGTGATGTTCGAGGACAAGCAGCTGACAATGCCGCGCTCGATCGAGAAACTCGAGGACCGCATTCTGAAGCGGACAATCACGATCGACAACTCGCCCGTGACTTATTCGTGCGCCGCCAACGCTTACGTCGACACAGATGGACAGAATAACCGAGCGTTCGACAAGAACCGCTCGCGTGGAAGGATCGACGGCATGGTGACGATTGCGATGGGAGTGGGTGCCGCCGATAACGAGCTCGAAGCTGCGAAGAAGTCGCCATATGCGACGCGCGGCGTTCGGACGGTCGGCTAATGGGCATCTTCGACCTGTTTCGCGGGGGTGTGGCGAAGACATCGCAGCGCCAGGCACCGCAAGCCAGCGGTGAAGGCGTCGTCGTCATGTCGCTGTCGGACCCTCGGGTGATCGACTTTCTGCGCGACGGATTGATGACCGCATCAGGCTTCACGATCTCTCCGGAGACGGCGCTGCGCAATCCTTCGATGTTCCGCGCCGTCAGCCTGATCTCGAACTCGATAGGCATGTTGCCGCTGCACTTGATCAACCAGGAGACCAAGGAAAAGGCGAAGAAGCACCCGCTTTATCGTATCCTGCACCGGCGGCCGAACTCGTTTCAGACGGCTTTCGATTTCAGGGCGATGATGCAGCTGCGGGCGCTGGTGCACAAGAACGCCTATGCGCTCATTGTCCGCTCGACGAGCATCCGGACCGGCAGGCGCACCGTTACGGCACTCATCCCGCTTGATCCGCGGCGCATGGAAGCAAAGCTCGGGTCGGACTGGAAGATGGAATACATCTACCAGCCGCCGGAAGGGCCGCGAATCCGCTACGCCGCCGAGGATATCTTTCATCTGCGCGGCATGTCGCTGGACGGGATCAATGGATTCTCGCTCGTCGAGCAGGCCAAGGAAGCGATCGGGCTCGCTCTGAGCGCTGAGCTCGCCGCCGGCCGGATCTTCAAGAACGGCTCGTTCATCAATGGCGTGATCCAGGCCAAGGACGAGATGGGCGACGATGCCTACGAGCGCCTCAAGACGTCTTGGAACGAACTGCACACCGGCGCCGAGAATGCCGGCTCGACGCCGATCCTTGAGGGAGCGGAATACAAGGTCGTCGGATCAACCGCCCGTGAAGCTCAGATGGCCGAACTGCGAAAGCTGCAGGTCGAGGAGATTGCCCGCGTATCTGGCGTGCCGCGGCCGCTGCTCATGGTCGACGAGACGAGCTGGGGATCGGGCATCGAGGCGCTCGGCCAGTTCTTCGTCGCCTATGCGCTAAGCCCATGGTTCGAGGCTTGGCAACAAGCCATCGAGCGCTGCCTTCTCGACGAGGAGGATGCCGAGACCTATTCGGCCAAGTTCAACCCGGGCGCTCTGCTGCGCGGCTCGCTGAAAGACCAGGCCGACTATCTCGCAAAGGCGATGGGCGCTGGCGGGCATCAGGGCTGGATCCACTACGACGAAGCCCGCGACACGATGGACCTGCCGGAGCGCGAAGCACCGGTGAACCCGATGATGAACCACAATGGCGGGCAGCCGCTTGAAGAAGATCCGCCGGCGCCGAAGCCGAAACCGAAGCCCGCACCGACACAGGATGACGACGATGACGAGTAAGCCGCTTCCCAAGCCGGTAAAGCCGGCTGCTGTCCAGATGGCCGAATCCTCCGTAAGGAAGCCGCCGCGTGGCGCGATCACCAAGCCCCAGGCAAAGAGCCGGTTTGGTGCGCTGCCGGTGCCGGCAAACCGCGACGTCTCGGCCTATACCAAGCCGAACGTCTTCGACCGGTGGACCGATGACGCTGCCGGCGTCCGCGCGCTGGAAATCGGCGACAACGTCATCACCATGTTTGAGGTGATCGGCGAGGATTATTGGTCGGGCGGCGGCATCACGGCGAAGAAGGTCGCGGCGCAGTTGAAGGCCATCGGGCCGAAGCCGATCGAAATCCAGATCAACAGCCCCGGCGGAGACATGTTCGAGGGCATCACGATCTTCAATCTCCTGCGCGAACATCCGCAGCCGATCACGGTCAAGGTCATGGGAATGGCCGCCTCGGCCGCCTCGGTGATCGCCATGGCCGGTGACACGATCGAGATCGGCGCCGCTTCGTTCCTGATGATCCACAATTGCTGGGTGCTCGCCCAGGGCAACCGCCACGACATGCGCGAGACGGCCGACTGGCTTGAGCCTTTCGATCAGGCGATGGTCGACCTCTATGCGGCACGGTCCGGACAGGACGCGAAAAAGATCGCGAAATGGATGGACGATGAGACGTTCATGTCAGGCTCGCAGGCCATCGGCTACGGTTTCGCCGATGACCTTCTGCCGGCAGACAGCATGAAGACCGACGAGGAAGCCAAGGCGCGCGACCAGAACCACAACGAGGCTCGCGCCGCCGTCCTCTCTTTCATGGCACAGGGCCTCACGCGCGCCGAAGCGCGGGCTCGTGTCAAATCCCTCAAGGGCATGCCGGACGCTGCCCCTGGTGACGCCATGCCGGACGCTGGCGCTGACGACTGGTCAGGATTGACCGCACTCCTATCCAAGCTTCGTTCCTGAAAGGATAAAACCATGAAGCATATCGCACCGGGCGCTTTCGCGCTCGCGCGTCCGCGCGCCATCATCACAATGCCCCGCGCAGACGCCAACGATCCCAAGGCCATGCTGGCCCAGATCAACGCCGCCTTCGAAGAGTTCAAGAAGGCAAACGAAGAAAGCCTGAAAGGCAAGGCCGATGTTGTCCTCGCCGAGAAGGTCGAACGCATCAACTCCTCCATCAGTGAGATGGAGAAGAACATGCAGAAGGCCGTCGACGACCTGAATGCCAAAGTCGCGGCAGCCGGCGGCGGCAATATCATCGGCGACCTTCCGGGCGACCCGGAATACGTCAAGAACTTCAAGGCGCACATGCGGAAGGGCGACATCTCTGCCGCTCTGACGAAGGGCGCTGATGCTGACGGCGGCTACCTTGCTCCGATCGAGTGGGATCGCACCATCACCGGGCGCCTCAAGCGCATTTCGGCAATCCGTGCGAACGCTCGCGTGCAGCCGATCAGCACTGCCGGCTTCAAGAAGATCTTCACGGATCGCGCGGTCGGCTCTGGCTGGGTCGGTGAAACGGCCTCGCGTCCGGCCACCACCACGCCGCAGTTCGCCCAGCTCGACTTCATCCCCGGCGAGATCTACGCAAACCCGGCCATCTCTCAGCAGATGCTCGACGATGCAGCGATCGATCTGGAAGTCTGGCTGGCCGACGAGGTCGACACCGAGTTCTCCCGTCAGGAGGGCATTGCCTTCGTGGCCGGCGACGGCGTCAACAAGCCGTTCGGCATCCTGACCTACGTCACCGGTGCCGCGAACGCTGCCAAGCACCCCTGGGGCGCGATCCCGGTGCAGAATTCCGGTTCTGCAACTGGCGTCACTCTGGATGCGATGATCGACCTGATCACCAGCCTGCCTGGCGAGCTGTCGCAGAATGCGAAGTTCTACATGAACCGGCTCTCGGTCGGCGCCTACCGCAAGATCAAGGATGCGGGCGGCAACTACATCTGGCAGCCGAGCCCGGCCGTCGGTCAGCCCTCGACGCTGTTCGAGGCCCCGATCGTCGAGGTGCCGGACATGCCGAACGTGGCGGCCGGCAATATCGCCGCCCTCTACGGCGACATGGAAGCCACTTACATGGTCGTCGACCGTGTCGGCATCCGCGTCCTGCGCGACCCGTTTACGAACAAGCCCTTCGTCCATTTTTACACGACGAAGCGCGTAGGTGGCGGCGTCTACAATCCGGAACCCATGCGCGCGCTTAAGATCAGCGCCTAATCACGGCGGTGGGCGGCTCGACCGCCCGCTGACCGCTCCTGCGATTTCTCAACCTTTCAACGGAGGCCATCATGGTCACGAAAAACCAGACAACCGCGATCGTTGCGGCAACCGGCGCATCTGACGCAAACCACCAGAGCGAGACGGTGACTGTCGGCAATAGCGGCGACAACGCTGCTATGGAGGGCAATGCCGCGGCCAGCCAGACATCGGCAGTCGACGAGGCAAGCAAGCCCGCTGACGTCGCTCCGGCCACCACGGTCGATCCGTCCGGCGCGCCGGTGCAGATAGTTGGCGATGTGGATCTGTCGCATCCTGCGGTCGACGACAACCCGCGCGCTGGCACGACGGTCGGTCAGAACAAGATCGACTTCAACGATCCGACGCTGCGCGGTGCGGATGCCGTCGCCAAGATGCTCAACGCTCAGGGCATCGAAACGAAGACCGAAGGCGATAAGTAAGCCATGATCCGTGTCATCACCCCGCCGCAGCCAATCGTGACGCCGGCAGACATCGCCGGCAGTCATGCACCAAACGATCCAGCCATTGCGGCCATGATCGCGGCTGCGACGGGGGAGATCGACGGGCCTTACGGCTACCTGAAGCGCTCCATCGGCAAACAGACGCTCGAAATCGACGGCAATTTCTGCGGCTGGTGGGTGGATCTTCGCCTGCCGCCCATCATCAAGGTCGTCAAGGTGTTCGGAGCGGCTATCAACGGCATCGAGGCCGAGCTCGACGCCAGCCTGTATTACTATTCCCGCGAGAGGGTCCGTTTCCACGCTTGGCAGAACGTCAGCCGGATCCAGTACGAGGCGGGCTTCAGCGAAGACGATGGGACAGGCCCGGTGCCACCTCAGGTGAAGCAGGCGATCATTCTATCGGTGCAGCACATGAAGGCGCTCAGCGCCGAAAACCTGTTCTTGCGATCCGAAGACGTCGAGGGCGTCGGCTCGTTCCAGTACACCGTCAGCGATCAGGCCGGGAACATCATCCGCGACACCTGCCGGCGCCTCCTCGCCGGTTTGAAGGTTCCGCGCACATGACGCCGGCCCAGGCAATCGCCGCGCTCGACCGCCAGATCGCCGCCCACGGCGACACCGTCAAACTTTATCGATACGACGGGTCGACAGGCCAGAAGGCCGACGAGGTGACGGTGAAAGGCTTCGTGCGGCCGGTGAAGAACGACGAGCTCGTCGGCGACATCAAGCTCGACGATACCAAGATCATTCTCAGCCCGACCGGCCTCGGCGCAATGTCGGCGCTGAAGAAGGGCCATAAGGCGCTGGTGAACGGCCGCGAACTCAACATCGAGATCCCGAAACCGACACGCATGCAGGATATCCTCGTCCGCTACGACGTGGTGGCGCGGGGCTGATGGCTCGCTTCGACGCGTTCGATCGAGAGCTGCAGCTTGCGACGGCGGATCTTGAGCCAGAACAGATCAGCAAGGCGCTGGCAGTCTTTGCTCGGCAAGAGCTGCAGAAGGCCCAGAGTGCGGGCGCGAGCAAGGTCTACGATCTTTACGTCAACGGCCGGCCGGCATCCTCTGAGGATGAGGTCGTCGCGCCTGGCCCGATCATTTACGAATTTGCGTTGTGGGAGCCGGTCATCACCTTCGTGCTCGATCGTCTTCGCCAGCGGGCGCCATCACGCTCAGGACGCTTCAGGGCTTCGTTCATCGTCCTGGCGGATCAAGTGCCGGTTACGAACTTCGACGCGATCAGCGGCCGCGCTGAGGTCGTGATCACGAACTTTCAGCCGTATGTCCGGAAAGCAGAAACGGGGCAGCTGAGCACCAAGCGCTTCGCAATCTTCGACGGCGCAAAACGCGATGCTGCTCGCCAGTTCGGAAACGAGGGCCGAAATACGCCGGCAGCCTTTCAGTTCGAAACGAAGTGGCTCGACATCCGAGCAGGCGTCCATCCGCAGATGCCATACGTCCTCAAGCGTGAGGGCCGCCGCAAGGATCGGCAGAAGGGCATGCCGATTACCTATCCCTCTGTCGTCATGAACATGGTGTTCTGAATGTCCAGCCTTAGCGCCTACAATCTGATCATGCTTCGCCTCGCAGAATGGACCGAAACGCCTGTTTCCGAGGAGAATGACGGTTTCGAGACGCCAGGCGTGCCGGCGCCCTTCGTCTATGTCGAGGTCGTCGGCGACTTGCTCGAACAGCAGACCGTCGGCGCACCGGGCAACAATCTCTGGCTGGAGTCGGGCGTCATCTACCTGCACGTCATGACGCCGAACGGCCGCGGGAGCCGGGACGCGCGCGGCATCGCCGAGCGGCTGACCACACTCTTTCGGGAGCGCCCGCTCGAAGACCTCCATCCCCGACAAATGTCGATAGGCGCCGGTGATCCCGGCCGTTCCTTCGGCGGCTACTACGCCATGACGGCCACGATCACGTGGGACCGCCAGGATTACACCAACCTATAACGCCTGCGGGCCATATCTGGAGAACCAGCCATGACAGTTGCCGAAGGGTCGCAGACGCGGCTTGCCTATCTCGTGGAAACCGCCATAGGCGTCATTCCCGCCACGCCCTCGTGGAAGTCGCTGCGCTACACGAGCGAGAGTATCACGCTCGAAAAGCAGACGGCCATTCCGGACGAGATCCGGGACGATCGCAACGTCTCTGACATCGTCGATGTTGGCCGCTCCGTTACAGGCCCGATCAACGGCGTGCTGAGCTACGGCACCTATGACGATCTGCTGGCAGCGCTGTTCTGCTCGGACTGGACCGGCGACGTCCTGAAGAACGGGCGCACGCCGAAGACGCTGGCGTTCGAAAAGACGTTCGAGCAGGGAGCGACCGATGCCTATACCCGGTACCGCGGCTGCCGCATCAACACGCTCGACCTGCAGCTGAATGCCAAGCAGTTCATCACCGCGAATTTCGGCGTGATGGGCCTTGGTTCGCCGACGCCTGCCACGACCATCATCACCGGTGCCACCTATGCTGCAGCGACGACCACGCCCGTCCTGAACGCAGCGCTCAATATCGGCACGCTGACGATGGGCGGCATTGCGGCATCTCCGAAGCTGCAGGCCGCATCGATCCGGATCAACAACAATATTTACGCAAATGAAGTATTAGGACAATACGAAACATATAGTCATGGTTTGGGCCGCTTCGACGTATCCGGCTCGGTCACGGCGCTGTTCGAGAACCTCGATCTCTACAATGCGATCCTGAACCACGACGATCTGTCGCTGGCGCTCACGGTCGGCGCGGCGACGGGCGCGAAATACACCCTCGCGATCCCGAAGATGAAGGGCATGAGCGGCGGGCCGATGGTCCGCGGCAACAATCAGTCGGTCATCATCGAAATGCCTTTCCAGGCGAAGTTCGATCCGACGTCCGCCGCATCGATGACGCTGACGAGGGCGGTGGCATGACCAAGAAGCTCGATGAGAAGCTTGTCACCTTCACGCCGTCCGAGAGCTTCGACGGCTACCCGGACGAGAAGACAAAGACCCGCTTTACCGCCGGCATCGAAAGCGTGCCGGTGCCAGAAACCTATGCCCAGCTGATGCGAGACAAGGGGCTGGTCGCCCCGCGCACGCAGCTCCGCGAACCGAAAGAGGACGTTTCCGAATGACCGTCAAGCTTGCATCGCTCAAGGCCGATCTTACTCGCGAAGAGAAGGGCGACTGGATCGAGTTCCCCGACTGGCCCGGTGTCGAGTTCAACGTCTCGTCTCTACATCTGCCGGCATACCGGACGCAGCGTGAGTTGCTGATGCAGCGGCTCGGCCGGAAGTACAAGAAAAAGCCGGTACCGCCGAACGTCATGCTCGTCGAGCTGGGCAAACTCTACCACGAGCATCTGCTCCACGGCTGGCGCGGTCTCGACGTTGCCTATGATGCAGCGACNGGTACCGCCGAACGTCATGCTCGTCGAGCTGGGCAAACTCTACCACGAGCATCTGCTCCACGGCTGGCGCGGTCTCGACGTTGCCTATGATGCAGCGACAGCGGCCGAAATCATGACCAACCCGGAGTATCGGAACGTCATCTCGGCGGTGGAATGGTGCGCCGCGGCTGTCAGTGAGGTCGAGGTCGAGTACGACGAGGAAGAAGCGGGAAACTCCGAGCAGCCTTCCGAAGCCGCCTAGAGCGTTCGGGGGCTGCGAAACACCAGTCGTGGATCGATGAGATCGCCGAAGCCTATCCCGAAGAGGATTGGCTGACAGCTAACGAGGACGCCGGGGACGAGGACTTTGAGCCTCGCCCCTGGCACGAGTTCTACTTTCGTTCCTTCGATGCCATCCGGTTTGACCGGCAGTACGGAGCGATGGGCGGTGAAAGCCCGATCTCGTACATGGTGATGAGCCAGTATGCGCGCGATCATGGCCTTACGCTCGACGAGTTCGAGCAGTTTCGACGTTTCATCGGCATTCTGGACGGAATCCATCTGGAAATTGAAAGGCTGAAGGCAACTGCGAGAAAGGCTGAGCCGACTTGATGACGGCTCAGATCTGACCGCCTGAACCTTTGCTGCCGTGAACTTCTACTGTGCTTACCGTGTGAGTTTGCGTCCGCCCGACAACGATGAGAACGGCGCCGAGAAGGAAACCGATCGATGCGACACCTATCACAAGCGCGGGAACGGCAGGGTCAGGTGAATAAGACCGCTGCTCTTTCGAGAGCCAAACCAAGCCGATAGCGACCAAGATCGGCGCACAAACAAAAAGCCATGCTCCGAGCGATCCCGTCTTGGTGAACTTCTGGCTGCTTTCAATCACGTATCTCATTCAATGCCCTCCCTTTAGGCCCCGATCGTATTCAGCATCGGAAGTGGCTTCAACTGGCAGCTGACTATGGTTTTACGATTCAGGAACTCAGAATATGGCCGTTGAGCTTCGTTCCCTGCGAGTAAGCGCCGACCTAGATGCGAACGGGTATGCTTCCGGTGCGGCGCAAAAGGTAGCTGCAGACCGTTCGATGTCCGCGTCTGGACGTGAGGCAGCTCAGTCAATGGACGCCGTCGGGTCAACGGCCGTCGCAACCAGCACCAAGATCTCGTCCGCAGCAGACGGCATCGAGCGTATCAAGCGGCAATTCGTGACAGGCTATGCGGCACAAGCTGATTTCGATCGCGGGCTCAAGACAGTTGGCAACGGCTTGGATAAGGGTCGCTTGTCCGCAGAGCAGGCATCAATCGCAGTGGAAAATCTTTCCCGCAAATACGGCGTAGCAGCGGACGCTTCTCATGCCGTCGCCAAAGCGAACGCAGCTCTGTCGCAAGCTATTGCCGATGCGAACGGTCGGATCGCGTCGCAGAGCGCAGCTGTCGACGATCTGGCTTTGTCATATCAGCGCATGGCTGCTGAGGCACGGCTTGCGCAGGCTGCCGAGCAGGCGGCTTCTCAAGCTCAGTCGAGCATCAACCGAACGCTTGGCGTAGGAACAACGGCAGGCGGAAGGGCAGCGGATTCAGCCGCTGTTTTTAGCCAGCAGCTGGCCCAGCGCGACGAGATGGATCGATTGCGCGCCTCGCAAGCTGGGAGCGCCTTTACAAGCGATCTCAATCAGCGTCTTGGAGTGAACGGTTTTGGCACTTCTGCGCGCGACTCCGCTTCGGCATTTGAGGAAGCAGCGCGGGAAGCCGATCGGTATGCGCAGAAGGCTTCGTCGTTGCGGGGCCAACTCGACCCCGTCGGCGCGTCGCAGTCACGGCTCAATGCTGAGCTCGCAGAGTATGCGCAGCTCGCAGATCGGGCTGAGATTAGCACGGCTGAACTGGCACAGGCCCAGACCATGGCCCGGGCTCGACATGAACAATACGTTGCCAGTCTCAACCGCACACCGGTCAACGATAACCGTCAGAACGCGCCAGGGTTCAGCACCGCAAACATCGCTGCGCAGTTTCAAGATGTCGGCGTCACCGCGGCAATGGGTATGGACCCTATTCAGATCGCTTTGCAGCAGGGCACGCAGTTATCCGCTGCGCTCGGTCCGATGGGGGCTGCTGGTGCCGTCCGAGGACTTGGTGCTGCGTTCTTATCTATCCTTAGCCCGCTATCTCTCGTCACCATTGGGCTTGTCGCCGGCACTGCGGCATTGATCCAGTATTTCACCGCTGCCGGGAAAGACACGAAGTCGATCGAGGATCTCCTGAAATCCCAAGAGGAGGCGATCAAGCGCATCAGAGACATCTGGGGAGAAGCCGCGGTTGCTAGAACGCGGTATGAAGCGGGCGCAGGCGCGTCGGCTCAGTTTGGGCTGGACGCTAGCATCAGTGAAATGCGCAAACGCCTCAAGAAGGCGAATGAAGAAACTACGTTTGGACCAGGGGAGATTGGCTCGGCACTAACCTCCGCGACGGACGATAATCTGGGCCTCTCAGGACTCTCAGCCTCGCAGTTTCGTGAGACTGATCTTTTCAAAACGCTCAGCGTCGACCTGAAGGCGTTGGAAACAGACACCTTGAACGGCGGAAAAGCCGTACTCGACTTGGTTCAGCATATCGAGGCTCTTGGGTTGGTGTCTCAAAATTCTGGCATCAAGCAAATGGCGCGAGACGCTGTCACAGCCCTGCAGCCGTTCAGAGACCTCGCCGTGGCGCTTCGGGACGCCGAGCAAGCGCAGCGTGCAATTGCTGCGGGCCAGAGAGGGTTTCTTGTGAACTCGCCGCAGCAGGATGCATTCAACGACTATCAAGATCGCCAACGTCTTGCACGAGATACCATGCAGGCCCAGTTCGATGTTGACGTTGCGAACATCGGCGCCCGGACCCCAGCCGAAAAGGCCGCTGCAGTTCGACGATCTGAAGCTGCTCGCATTGTTCCTGGGGAAGACAGCGTTGCCCGTGACCTGCGTATCCAGTTGGCCGAGACGCTCGCGCTCACCCGTGCAGAGCATGATTTGAAAGAAGCGCAGAGCCAGCGCATCCGTCAGTATGATGCAGACATGGCCGCCATGCGCGCGAAGTCTCCGGCCGACAAGGAAGCGGCCGCCCGCGCGCAGGCCGCTGTGCAGATCGTCGATGGTGAGGACGCGGCGGCGCGGCAGTCGCGGATCGCAATGGCCGGCACGCAAGCTCGCGTCCAGGCTGAGTATCAGCTTTCCGAGGCGCAACAGGAACGTGTCCGTTCGCTCCAGGAAGGCATTCGCCAGCAGGAGCTGGAGATCACTGTCATCGGGCAGACGGTCGGCAAGACGGCTGAATTGCAGACTCAGTATTCGCTTTTGTCTCAGCTTCGATCCGAGGCGGCCCGCAACGGCATCACGTCCGAGACCGAGTTCAAGCGCGTGTTTGGTCAGGAGATCGAGCTGATCAACCAGGCCGCGTCCGCGCATGGCCGTCTTGCGGAAGCGCGTGCGCGTGCTCAGCTGTCAAACGATCTGCAGTTCGAGCGTGACCAGCTTTACCGATCTTCGGAAGATCAGCAGATTGCATCTCGTCAGCGTGGCGCTGGCCTGTCCGTTGACCTGTCGTCGCAAGAAGCTCTGATGATGCGCCAGAACATGCAGATCGCTGCGCTGCGCGAAGGCATCACTGGCTTCTTCACCGACTTCCGCGACGGGCTTGAGCAGGGTGACAGCATCGGCGAGGCGTTCGGGAATGCGCTGTTGAACGGTCTCATGAAGGTGACGAACCGGATCACCGACAGTCTGATCGACAGCTTCGTTTCGAGCCTCATCGGCAAGCCCGGTAGCGGTTCGACCGCAGGCACGGGGATCTTCAGCCTGATCGGCACGGCCGCGCCTGTTGCTGGTGCAGCCGCGTCGACGGCGTCGGCGGGCGCCGGGATTGCGAACACGGTTGCTGCAGCTGCAAACGACAATGCGGTCCGGAGCGCGGCGGGATCGGCTCTGAGCTTCGTTGGCAACTACAAGAGCGGCGTCGATGCGAAACTGACGGACATCCTGAACACGGCTGCGCAGCGCTTCCCGGGCTTCAAGGTCGACGCCATGTCGGGCTTCCGGCCTGGTGATCCGCGCTTTCACGGTCAAGGGTTGGCGACAGACGTCAAGATTACCGACCTCGCGTCAGGCAAGATGCTCGGCAATTATCAGGATGCGTCGAGCTTCCGGACCTATGAGCAGTTCGCGCAGACGGCCCGTGGCGTACAGATGGAGAAGTATCCGGAGCTCGCGCAGGATTTGCGCTGGGGCGGTTATTTCAGCGGCGGCAAAGGTAAGTATGGCGCCGCGGATACCATGCATTTTGACCTTGCCGGCAGACGTGTCGGCATGGGCGGCGGGTCGTGGGAAGGTGGCCTCAACTCCTCCCAGCGCGCGTTGTGGCCGGGTGCTCAGAGCGAAGGCATGGATACGGCAACTGCTGCCGTCAACAAGCTGGCGGCTGGTAGTCAGAATGCCGCGCAGAGCGCCAGCGGCCTTGCGTCTGCGAACAATGTCGCAGCTGAAGGAATGACCAACCTCGGCGGCGGTATGTCTAAATTCGGACAGGCGCTTACGCAAATGCAGCTATCGCCACAGAGCGGCAGCATCGGCGGCCTGTTCCCGTCTCTGTTCGGCGGCATCGGAAAGCTCGTTGGCGGTATAAGCCCTCAAAGCCCTTTTTGGGCGCCGAACACCACTTTCGAGAGTTGGCTTACCACCGGCAAAGCTGGCGGAGGCTACACCGGCCCGGGCGGCATCAACGAACCGGCCGGTGTCGTCCACAAAGGCGAAATCGTTTGGTCGCAGATGGACATCGCGCGCGCTGGCGGCATTGGCGCGGTCGAAGGCATGCGCCTCGGCTGGGCCGGATATGCGGCCGGTGGACTGGTGGGCGGGCCTGCGAGCATGCCGCAGCGGCGATCAACGATCCAGGACGCCGCGAACGACAGCGTGCCGGCCGGCGGGAAGGATCGGGCATCTGGATCGGTCACGATCCGCGGCGGTGACGTCATCGTGCAGGGCGATGTCTCGGAAAAGAACCTGAAGGCAATTCAGGATGCGATCGAGGAGAACAACCGGTATCTGCCTGAGCGGATCGAAGAGCATCGCCGCAATCCGCGCAAGAGGATGGCAGGATGACGGTCACCTATCCGTACTCCCTCGCCACCTTCGCCGATCAGCTGGCGATTTCCACTGTCGTTTGGGACATCCAGCGGAACGACGAGAACTCAGGCGGCGGCGACGGCCGCCTGTGGCAGGCCGAGCTTTCCAGCCCGCTCTGGATCGGGACGGTCGAGCTGATCATGATGCCGAACAACCNACGAGAACTCAGGCGGCGGCGACGGCCGCCTGTGGCAGGCCGAGCTTTCCAGCCCGCTCTGGATCGGGACGGTCGAGCTGATCATGATGCCGAACAACAGGGCAAAGCAGATCGCCGCCTTGATCCGCAAGCTGCATGGTATTCAGGAGAGTTTCTACCTCGGCGACCCGCTTTCCCTTTACCCGCAGAGCGATCCGACCGGCTCGGTCCTCGGCTCGTCGACGGTCACGATCGCGTCGATCTCGAGCGACCGTTCGGCGATCGCCTTCTCGGGGCTGCCGGCCGGGTATGTCTTGACGCTGGGCGACAAGTTCACGGTCCTTTACGGCAGCAATCCGCAGCGCGTCGGGTTCTTTGAGATCTCCGAGACCGCGACGGCGAACGGAAGCGGCAACACGGGGCAGATTGGCGTCTTTCCGTATGTGCAGAGCGGGATCTCGGCTGGCCAGGCTGTCAGGCTCGCAAAGCCCTATTGCAAGTGCGTGATCATACCCGGCTCGCACAATCCCGGAAGTGCCCGCAAACTCCATACCGAGGGCGCGGGCTTCAAGGTGATCCAGAAGAAATGAGAAACGTCGATCCTGCCTTCTACACGGCGCTGGTCAACGCGCGTGAGCGCGGAATTGTGCCCCGCAAACTGGTGAGCATCACCGGCACGCTACTGACCAGCATGACGCCGAAGATCATCAGCTTCTGGTCAGAGAACGACGACGAGTCGATCACGGTCACGAGCGGACTGACCGGGCTGACGGAGACGCGGCTCTTCTACGGTGGCGTGGGCCTCGATGTCGGGCCGATCCCGCGCGTGACCGATCTCACGGTCCAGACCGTCACTGTTGGCGCCAGCCAGATCGCGCCCGCCGTTCAGGAGGCCGTGCGCGGCATGAACATCCGGCTTGCGAAGGTCGAGATATGGGACGCTCTGCTTGATCCTGGCTCGCGCCTTCTGGCCGCTGCGCCC